TGGTCATCGGGCGTTTCTTCGTACTCGCCAAGGATTCCTGCACAGCAAAGCTCTTTCTTCAAATCCTGCTCCCTTACCTCAATCTCTAAAAACGCAGGAGCAACAAGCCTTGTGCGAATCCAAGAAGGGGAATAGGTTTCCGTTCTTGTGAAATAGAAGTAAACGTCATTGCCATCATCAACCGAAAACCTGTCGTGCCGACACGCCAACCGCAGAAAATTGTGAACGTGCTTAGGCGATAGATTCACCACCATCTCCAAAAACTCCCTGCTCTCCGCATACACAATGTTTTTCTTGCCTCGGCTATCCTGATAGCTTATCATTTCTCCATCGTATTGCGGATTGCGAAGTTCTCCGTAAACCCTTGTCAGGTGATACCATCGTTGGATTTCAAGTTCGGTGGAAAAGGTCGGGTAGGTAAATCCAAAAGCACAAACCTCTCTGTCCGTCAATGCGTCCTGTCCTGCCTTTATCCTTAAAGTGCCGCAGTCGTTGGAAATCAACTTGTAATCTGCCGAAACAAACACATCCAAGTCATCGACATACTCCTGAGCCGTTTTGTTTTTGTCGTTGCAATACTCTTTAGTAAACCAAACCCTAAAGCAAGGCTCTTCTTCCAAAAGCGAAAAAGCATCTGTAATGCTAAAAAGGTAATAGTAATAACTGTTTTGAGCCACCATTGGATAGTTTGGGCCTTGCGCAGTATAATCCGAAGAAAACAACCTTGCCTGCGTTGAAGTCTGAATTAACTGCTTGAATAGGTTTACCCTAAAATTCGGTATCAACGTGGCATCGTAAGTGGATATTTTCTGAACGGTTAAATCGGATATTCTGTAAAAAAAGGTGTCGCTCAGAACGCTCATCCTACCTGAGGTAATAGACAAATTTGCGTTAGTCGTTGGCCCTAATGTATAGTAATAAAACTCATAATAACCCTTGCGAGTAGATGCTCCTGCATAGGGTATTTCACCGATTAAATACTCATTGCCGCCTGACTGAAGGACGCTTACCACGATTTTGTCCTTGAAAAACATTTGTGCCGCTGGCGTAACGCCATCAAGGTAAAATCTTACTTTGTAATACGAATGTGGAGTGTCAAATGGGGTAGTTGCAGTTACAAGTGCAGGGCTTTTGTTTTGACCAAGGCTTTGATTGAGTATGTAATTAATGGCCAAAGAGGCATTTGAAAACGGTCCTCCGTTAATGGTTATAAGCGATATTAATGCCGTACTAGCACTAAAATATACATCGCCATTTGAGCCAAAGGACGCAAAAGTTGGAAAGTTTTCGGTTGCGGCTATAAACCCATTAGCGTATCTCCTTGTCGTTAATGCGCCATTATTTTCACGCATTTGATATTTAATGCCGTTTGTTTTAAGGCCAAAGTCGTTGTTGGATAATGCCTCACCGCAGTAGGGTTCGGTGGACTGCATACTTATTTGTTCGGTTTGCTGACCGCCCTCCCCATCGTCCTCGTAGGTAATGGGCATCGCATATTCCCCTGTCTTGCAATTTAGACAAGCCGAATCGTCATCGGAAACGCATTGTATTGTAAGGTTGGTTATCTTAAATACAGGGGCATTTCCAGGAGCATCCGCATATATGTCAATCCAAAAATTAGTTCCTCTCGTGGTAAGGTTTATGGGATCGTTTGAGGCTGGAAGGGGATTCACGACAATCGGAATGGAATACCATCCGTTTCCCACAATACGAACCTCATTGATAGATTTTACAATTACAGAAGAGTAGTCGTAAGACTCCGGATACCCTGCATTATATCCAAACTCATCAACATAAAACCTCATTAATGCGTAGTTGCAATTTAATGGAGGTGTAAAATTGTAGCTCACATAAATTTTTACTCCGTTTTCTGGAGCCGTAAAAAAGGAAAAGTAAGTCGATCCGTTAAAATTCAATTCTCCCGTCCCAACAAGCCAAGAATTGTTGGTTTGATTGTTTATATAATACCCTCCGCCAATATCTGCGGGCAACGCCTGATTGGTTGCCCAATCCACAGGAGTTATGGATTGGCCTAAAACGTGAGGCGTTTGCCCGAAAGGCTGATTTGGATTAATCATTCTGTTAGAAGTTCAAAGGTAGTCATTCCTGTTTTAATGGAGAAAGAAATCTTCTTAATCCACGCCCTGCGCCCATCGCAAAGAATATAGCCAAATGGGTTTGCTATAATATCGTTGAGTTGGGAGGTCGTAATCGGGTATTCAAAAGACAACTCGTTCTTCAAGTCCGTGTCAATGCCGCTTATATTCCACCAAGGAAAGGTGTTGTTGCTTTTGGGTATTTTTCTGCCAGACAAGAAATAACCATTCCTCGTCTTATTAACGTGATTCCTTGCAACGAAGTGGTTAATAACCGAAAAACAAGTCTCTGCATCATTATTGAATGTAATCGTAGCAGGCGGAACTTGTTGCCCTACCATATTATACGTTGCCGTAATGCCAAGCCTTTTTATCGGGTAGAATGCCGTGTTGTTCGGAAAAGCCGTGCTTGTAGGCAAAATCTCCGCCATATAAATGTTCTCGTCAGAGATGTTGTCCGACAAATAGGAGGTATCCCCCCAATTCGCGGGATAGAATACAGAGGTTGCATTCAGCGAACTGTCCGAGCAAGAATCGGTCGTAAACCCTATGCTCTGATGTAAATAGAAGTTTGTCCTTGAGCCTGTAAGCCCTGTCTGCAAAGCCGAGAAAACAAACGTATCGCCCCTCTTGAACATCAAGTCTTTAATATCCTCCACCGCAAATATCTGCGTTGATATATTGAAGGTGTCAGGCTCAGGCTCTATCTGTATCGTATATGTGCCATCGGTATTCTTCTTTGGGATAATGCAAAGATTGAAAAGCGAAAAGACTCCTGTACTTAAATCGTCAAAGGAAACATTCATAATCTCCTCCCTGCCTGAAAACGGAACGCTTCCGCCACTTGGATTTGCACTCGTGTTTCTCGGCCCTGACTTTAATATATTACCCGAAGTAAATGCGAAATTAGTTGCTCCGTAATTGAATGTCGTTTGAATCGTTAGGCTTGAAGGCGAAGGGCTGACTGCGGTGAAGTTTATACTGCTCATCGCAGTTACCCCTGTGTTCTTGTTGTAAAAATTCAAGCAGGTTATGGAGTTCACGTTCCAAGGAAAAATAAGGACAATCGGCACAACACTAGATGGAGCCCGACTCAAGGAGTTTATATCGTCAGGAACAACAACTCCAATGGGCAAATCGCCACGGTTAATCGCATTTCGGTTAAACACATAGACATCGGGCCACGCAAGAGCATCTATGCTAAACGTCCTTGAAGAATTTAACGCTATTGCAAGGTTTCTGCCAATATCTCTGTTGCTCATATTGCTACCTGCGTCTATTCCTGGAAGATTAATTGTTTCTTCCACAATCACGTCATCGCCAAAAACATCTCCCGATATTTTTAACTTAATAACATATTCTTGGAAACCTGCATTGAAAACAGGAATTGGGCTTACGATGCTAATGTTGACCATCCAAGTGTCAGGAGTGTAAATATATGCGGAGCTTCCAAGATATAAACTTGTCGCATTGCACTTGCCATCCGTAATGTACTTGAGAACGTAATCGGTCGTTTCAAGTATCTTGAACCAACGCTTACTTATGATGCTGGGTATATTCAGTACAGGGTCAAAGTACGGAGTTAGGTATGGCGCACCAATGTTTGACAGGTCAATACCACCATCGGACGCAGGAGACATACTCTTTCCTCCATTAACCGGCACTTTGGTTTCGCTGAACCTCGTAATCCTGCTAATAATTGAATCATCCTCAATGGAGCAGGAAACCGTACATTTTTCAAGATTAACTTCCAAGTCCTCAACGTAAATAATTCCGTTGAAATTCAAGCCATCATCGCATTGCTGAACTATCGTAATAGGCACAGTCTTGCATACCACGTTTGAATCAAAATAGGAATAAAGAATATCATAGCCATCACCCCAAAACGTAACCTCCGAAATGAAGGTGTTGAATATGCCTGGGTTTTGGCTATCCCTGTAAATATCAACCGTAGCATCCAACAAGCCCATAGGCTCGTTTTGCAAAACAACGCCATCAAGCGTTACGACATAGCTCATTTGAATCTCCTTCTGTTTATGACCTTCTCGGTCGTGCTTCTGCGAGATATAGCCCTCGCAAACTCATCCACGTTCTTAATGGCAACCTTTCTGTTCTGCTTGAGCAAAGTCGCAAGCTCTGCCGTTTGCATATCAAAGGAATTGGATACATTTTCCGCAAAAGAACTTGAGCCTCCATCTTGCTTACGCATTGCGTCAGTATATCGCTTCGCCACAAATGCCTCAAACTCGTTGTCTCGTATGGCCTGAAGAACGGGTTTGTATCGCTTTGTTTCTTCTGCGGTCATCACCGATTCGCCTCGCGATAGCCTCGCAGGAATGCTATCGGAGGTTGCCGTGCCTGGCCCTTGAAGGTCAATGACCCCTTCTTTGAATCCGGGGAATTGTTGGGATTGAATGGTGGCTACTTGAGCGGCAGTCGTTGCGGCAATAAGGCCAATCTGCCACCATTCGCTTTTTCCTATTGCCTTCATTATCCCCGATGCTCCATCAATCAATGCAGTTACCGTGGCAACCTGTTTCTCGTGTTCAAAGCGTTTCCTCGCAAGTTCAGCGGACTTTCTTTCATACTCCTGCTCGGTTATTAGCTTTTGGTCAAGTTGCTTTTTAAGCGAAATTGCATCGTTCTCGTAGGCCGTTGTTTGAATCTTAGCAAGATTTCCGTATAACCCCCCAACTCCAGAGATAATCTCTGACGCTTGATCAAAAGAAATTGAGGCAACAGCCTTTTTACCCGCATCCTCAACCTCTTTAAGTTTTTCGGTGAGTTCTTTAAGAAGCGCAGGGTCTTGCGTCTTAGACATCGCCTCCTTAATATCCCTCGCCATCTTCTCAAACATCTGCTTTGTCCTTGCGATTCTCCTACTGAATGTATCGCCCTCGTTTCTTTCAATCAGGTCGTTGGCTCTTTGGAGAATATCAACGATTTTGTCTTGCGTTTTTTGAGTGTCTTTTTCTTCCTTTGTATTTAAGTCGGAAATCTCGTTCTTGAGCTTTTCATTAATCAGTTTTATCTTCTCAGCCTTTAATGCTTCGGAGTCTTTAGAAATCCTTATCTTAAATACCTCAAGAGCCGCAACCTCAGTTGCCAATATCTGTTCGGCATTAAGCCTTTCTTGTGTGCCTTTCTTTGTGGCCTCAACTATCTTTTGAGCAGTTACAACGGCAAGCTCAAGCTCGTCTTGCCTAATCTTTTGAAGCTCCCTGTCAAGCTTCTTCATCGGCTCAAGGCTTACCTCTGGCTCTATAATAATTTCAGGGATATTTGGGTCATAGGAAGAAATAAGCCTGTCAAGTTCTTCCAACTTCTTTTTGTTTTTTTCAAGACTTAAACCCAAATCAAACGGACTGTCTTTCTTTTCAAGCCTTAGCACCGCATTCTCGGCTTCAATAACCCTCTTTGATTGTTCAACATAGGCAACGGTATTCTCTTTTATCTTTAGCAATTTGGTTTGCTCCAAGGCAAGAAGTTCTTTGGCATTTTTAATTGCCTCTTTATTCGCCTCGTCTGCCTCATTAGCTGCTTGAAGGTTTTTGTTTTCTTGTTCTTGAATAACCTGTAATTGTTCCATGATAAGGCCAAGACCACGCATTCTTGCTCTTTGCGTTTCTTTTTCGGTATCACTTGAGGCCGAGGTTAATTTATTTGAGTCTATTTCTGTTTGCAATGTTTGTTGCCTGGTTTCAAGTTCCGCTTTGGTCATTTTGTCCAACTCCTTTTGTTGGCCAATTCCTTTCGCAAACTGCATTGCTCTGCTTTCAAAGCCTCTTTCATTCAACTCTTGTATTTCTTTTTCCTGATTTACCCTTTTTTGCCACCATTTACCAATAAAATTATTGCTTCCCCCTAAAAAGAACTCATTAACAACATTGCTATAAGACTCCCAAAATCCCTGTGAATTTTTTAAAAGGACATTGATGTTGCTTAATCTTCCCTCAAGCCACTTGAAAGTACCCGATATTTGTTCAAAATTAGCTTGACCAATTTGAAGCTTAAATCTCTCAAAGGCATTACCGGCCCTTATGAGCGTAGCATCCAAAGAGTTTTGTTTACCCGCAAGTGCAGGGCCAAAGTCTTCTTCTAATACATTTGCAAATTCAGGCAGTATTTCAGCGGAAAGGATTTTACCATCTTCAAGCAACTTTGTAAATTGTCTATTGGTAAGTTCTTGCGCGGGATGAAGCCTGTTGTAGGCTTTAGTCATTTTATCGGAAGCTCCAGGCAACGCTTCACCCAACTGTCTTCTCAATTCCTCGGCAGCGACCACGCCCTTGGAGAGCATTTGTTGCAAAGCATAAAAGGCTCTTTGAGTCTGCAAGGATGAAGCTCCTGCGGCTCTTAAAGAGGTAGCGACTTTAACGAAAATAGTTTCCGTGGTTTTTGCAGAAAATCCCGCTGCCCTTGCGGCAATACCAAACCCTGAAAAGCCTTGTAAGAGATCTTCAAATCCTATACCAAGTTTTTGCGCTGTTTCATAAAGCCTATCAAATGCAGCACGGCCACTTTCAGCATTTTCAAATACAAAATTCAATCTATTTTGCAGGAGTTCAGTCTTTCGCGTTACATCAACAACGGCTTTACCAAAGTTTATGATTGAGTCAATCGCAAAGACAGCGGCCATTCTTGCCGCAATCCTCTGAAGGAACCCATCAAGCAATCCGAGTTGTCCTCTCGTATTTTTGAGAGAGTTGTTCAAATTATTAACGCTGTTGTTGGTCGTATTAACAGAGTTGTTGTAGTTGTTTACGACAGTCGTAGATTGATTGAACGCGTTATTCGTTGCCCCAACCGTTGTATTAAGGCCCGCCATCGCCCTGTTGGCCGTATTGGCTGCGTTGGCGAGTTGCGTGTTCTTTGCGATCAGGTCATCAAGCTTTCTCTTGAGGTCATCTACGTTCGCATCGTATTGTACGGATATTCTATTAGCCATCTTTGTTTTGTTTAGCTTTGCGCCTTCTTTCCTCTTGGAAGTGCTTGAGCAAAGTTAAGACATCCTCAACGGATGTTTTCATATATTCCTTATACAGAAATATATCGCCATCTGCAAGGAAGATGAAGAACTCTCGCCAATTTAGGTCGCTGAAGTAGAGTTCTGAGCCGATAGCTCGGATTTCAGGAGTTCCTGTGTCGCTTCCAGCCGGGAGGAGGCCATCTCCCAGAAGATTATCCAATCTTCTTCTAAATACTCCATATTGGGAAAGTATTGACTCAGCCCGGCTAAAACGAAAAAATCATACAACGCCTTCCCTTTGTGCGCATTGCGGAAAGCCTCCACCTTCTTCTGCTCAAACTCGGCATTCCACTCGCCTGGGTTTTGGTCCTCACGAATCAAGACCGCCCCTGCAAGTTCCATCATTACATCGGGGTGGATCAGCATTTCCTTCCTCTTTCTCATTTCTCCCACCAAAAAGCCGATTTGCGCCAAGTTTTTCACGGCTGCGCCCGAAACTGAGGCATTCAAGGCGTTCTCCATATTCTCCAAGAACACATCCAACTCCTCACGGCTTACCATTCTTTGCAGTTGGATTACAAGGTCTTGGATCCTGCCCATCCGCTCAATGGGGATGTCAAAGATGTTGGAATAGATGTAATACTTATGCCCCTCGCAGACCAAGGCGAATTTCAAGCCTTTCATCATATCGGGCTTGTAGGTTTCGTCCCATACCATTTGGGTTAGCTCTTTTTGAAAGAGTTTGTAAACAATTTTGTGTATCACGAGATTTTAATAAAGATGAAGTTGAGCGCAACGCCCATCATCATTACGACACCCATTTCAAGGGGGTGGAAGCCGAAGATTGGGGCGGTCAGCAGGTAGAAGATGCCTCCCCAAAAAGATGCCATACACCCCACACAGCCGTAAATCGGTTTGTGGAGCATCGGGTATTTGTCGGGGGGTAGAAGGTGTCTCAATCGCTTTTGCAGGCCGTTTAGCAGTTGCTCGTCTTCCATAGAAATGGAGAGCGACACGACCATCAGGCTCACAATCAAGGCACGGTAGAAGGTTTCAATGGTGTACATTATGTTAATCGTTCAAATTCAAAAGAAAAGCAGGTGTGTGCGTCCTCGTGGAGGTCGTTTGTCATTTCTTGGGGGTCGTTGAAATCGCAAGCGTCTTCGGGGTAGATACGCACTTCGTAAGTACGGCCTGTGGTGTAGATGGCCTCGTCTGGCGTGAGCGTGACATCGCCATTGCCATTAGTGGTTAAGTCGTAAGATGTCCTTTTGTCAATAGTAACATCGGTAATGACCACGCGGTAGGTGGTGGCGGGGGTGGCTTGGGCGAGGGTAATGGTCTCGCAGCAAAGGTCAAAGGTTCCTATGCTTAGGCAGTCGGTGCATTCAAGGCAGCTCATAGTTGGATCATTTCAGGAAGGGATAAAGTTAGGCCCGAACTTGTTGTACCCGCTCCGTTTGAGGTGCTTAATGTACCATTCGCTCAGGAAGCTATTGCAAAGATACCGAAAGCAGTCGGCAAAGTCGGACTGTTGGCTGATAATAAAACGGTTTCTTTTGATAATCGTTCCTGCGGCATCGCAGGCCACCATTTTCATATCCCTCGCCATCCCAGGGCAGGTCTTGGGATTAATCTTAATGTCAGGGTGGAATTGCAAAAGGTAATTGCATTGCGCTCTACTGTTCTCGTGCTTTGGGTTCGGAACAATACGGATTTGCTTTTGGCTCAGCCCCAAGCCCCTTGCAAGTTGCTCGTAATAGTTTGCGTTGTCCCTTTGCGATAAATCGCCACGCTTGCCCATTGCATCCCCCGTAATCAGGCAGGAGAACAGAAACGGAGCGTATTTGGCCTTTATCGTATCCACCATTTTAGGGATGGAGCCGTCCACCACGTTGAACTCGTCCACGATATGAACGTGGTCTCCTGCGTCATCGGTCCACATTTGGGCAACGATTCCGCAGAATGGCTGCAAGTTGAAGTCCAAAGAGATGTAGATGGGGAGGTTGGTGCGGAAGGTGGGTTGGAAGGATTCGTGTCGTTTGGAGTCATAGGATACAAAGAAAGGGTTTTCTGGCTTTTCCTGCACCTCCCAATCGCCTTCAACGAATCTTTTATATTCGTACTCGGGCATATTGTCTCGCAGGGATTTAAGGTAATCTTCAGGAATGTGGGGGTTGTCGGTAATCTTGGAGGGGATGTACGCCCAGGTGGGGGGAAGGTTTGATTCTTTCCATTTGTCATAAACGAGTTCCTTCACCCAATTATTGCTCGGATTGCAAGTACCCATCACCACAATCGGTGGTCTGCCCTCGGCATTGAGCCACGAACCGGCACGTTCAAGCACCTTGTAGAGCAATCCTTCTTGGCACTCGTTGATCTCGTCAATCCCTGCACCGTTGATTTCAAGACCTTTGAACCTGTCAAAGTCTTTGTCGGTGTCGTAGTTCTCGCCCATAAAGAGCAGTTCCGAGCCGTTCTTGAAGGTCACAATCTGCGCTTGCTTGTCCCACCCCGAAACGTGCGTTCCAAGGCCTTGGTTCATCAAGGATGTAAAAGTCACCAAGGTTGTTCGTTGGAGCGTTGGCATACTCTGCCTGATAATCACCCACCGACTGCGTGGATACTTGGAGCAGAGGGAGATGAAGGTTAGAAGGAGACAGTAAGTTTTTCCTCCCCTGATTGCCCCGCCAAACAAGATAAACTGCTTCTCGCCTGAGATAGCAAGTTTATACGCTTGCGTCTGCCTCGCTGTTAGCTTCATCCGTTGTCGGTTCGCTTAATTCAAGTACAAACGGCCCTGTGTCGGGCGCAGTCTGCTGCTGACCTGGCTTGCCATACAAGTAAGCCAAAGTCAATTCCATCGCCCTCATATTGCCCCTAATCGCTTCAGTCACCAACCTCGCAATCAAAGCATCCATCCTGCGAACACCACCAATACTCCTGTCCAAGTCGGCATCCAAAAGCTCTCTGATGTCTTTTCTCGTTACATTCTTCGGTGTGCGACTACCACTCTTC